ACCTGAACCATCAAATCTAGTAGATGGACTTATAAGATATAATTCGCAGAGAGATCGGGTACAATTTACATTCAACGGGGCCTGGCTGGACCTGGCCATCATTGGCAATGTTGATATACAAACTCAATCGTTGGTTGGTGATAGTGTTGAAGATGAATTCACTCTTGACCGTTCAATTTCATCGGCACAAGACATTATGGTATTCATTGGGGGAGTCTATCAGCAACCAACTGAAAATTACACTGTATCTGGAAACCTTATCACATTTACAAGCCCACCACCAGCACCAACTGGGTTGAATCCCAATAAAATTGTTATCGTTTATAATTTAAACAGCACCGACGCTGACTGAGGTAAAAATGGCAATTGGTAGAATATCAGGTGCAATGCTATATGAAAACCAAGAGCGCCAGGGCATTGACCTGCGTTTTGAAGGTGATCTGATATATCTCGATGTCAATGACAATCAAATTGATCACGATGGTCGTGTTGGCATCAAAACATCTAGTCCACAGCATGATTTTGATGTCAACGGCGAAGCAAGATTTGGCAACGTAGTAATTAGCACAAACACCATAGCGCCAGACTTAACCCACGCTAATTTAGAACTCAATACCAACAGCACGGGTCGTGTGCGTATTTCCAGCGCATACTATCTTCCCAACACCGACGGCAATGTTGGATATGCCCTAGTAACCGACGGTGCTGGGTCAGTTACATTTGAACCAATTTCTACCACATTATCATTGGCCGGTGACGATGGCAATGAAGATATTTCCTTGTTGACCGATTCGTTGTCAATCATTGGCGGAGAATCAATATTAACTACTCTTAACAGCGCAATATTAACCATTGATGCCAACATAGCAACAACAGTCAGTCGCGGTGTTGCCAGTTTTGAAACCAACAATTTTTCAGTGACAGACGGCGCTGTTTCTGTTCGTGACGATTATGTACAAGACGTTGCCGGAGCAATGATCAGCGGTGTTGGTGCCACTCACGAAAACATTTCCGTTAGTTATGATAATATCACACATAAAATTGTATTTGATGTACCAACAGCAACCACAACGTCGCTGGGTGTAGCGCAGTTTGATACCAATAACTTTGTGGTCACTGATGGCGTGGTCACGATTAACACCAATATTTCCGAAGATGTTACCGGAGCACTGTTGGCCAATGCTACACAATCGGGCATATCTATCAGTTATGATAATAACAACAATTTAGCAACTTTTACAGTAGACACAGCTACATCTTCTACTAAAGGTATATCTAGTTTTTCAAATACGTATTTTACAGTCACTGATGGTGATGTAGCCATCAATGATGCCAGCAACATTGACAAAGGCATTGCTGTTTTTGACAGCAACAATTTTACAGTATCATCGGGGTTGGTAACATCAAAAAATATCACCATTGGAACATCAACAGTTGATTTAGGAGCAACACTCTTATCTATTTCTGATCTACAGTCTCTAACAGTTGATAATGTAAAAATAGATGGCAATGAAATTTCTAGTCTTGATGCTGACGGAAATATTTCACTGAATCCCAGTGGCACTGGGGTCATTTTAGTTAATAATTCCCGAATAGTAGGTGTCAGCACACCGGTAGACAATGATGATGCTGTTAACAAAGGCTATGTTGACAACTATTTTGTCAATTTCAACGATGATCGTATAGTCAGCGGCAATACGTCAATCATTGCTAATAATACCAGTGTAGTGATCACAGTTGACGGTGTTCAAAATAGTTATTTTTCAAATATTGGTTTCACTGTTGGGAACTTATCACTGAGTGATAATACCATAACCAGCCTTGACGGAGCAACCATAGATTTTGATATTACTTCAGCGATAAATCTTCCTTCTGGCACTATCGCACAACGCCCAGCACAGCCTGTAGCCGGAGATATAAGATACAATGCTGAATTAGCATCGGTAGAATTCTACGATGGTACAGTCTGGGTTAAAATGTCTAATAACATTGAATCCCAGATTGTTGTACCCGATGGATCGTCAGATTCTTACAGTTTAGATCAATCTGCCACCACAGATTCAATACTGGTGTCATTGAATGGTGTGATACAGAGTCCAGCCGCATATTCAGTATCAGGGACTACCATCACTTTTGTTGAGATTCCCCAAGTCACAGACATCATTGATGTGAGATTTTTAGCTACCACTGTGGCGACTAGATTGGCCTCACCTACAGCGCCATCATCGTCTACTAGTACCGGTAATTCTGGACAAGTAGCCTATGATAATACCTACATATATGTGTGTATAGCGCAAAATACTTGGGTAAGAGCCGCGCTTTCAACTTGGTAACATAAATAAAATTAAAGACATTCAGTCAAAATTCATATAGCAAGGTCTAGTACGACCTAAACTTCTATACAACATTCCCCAACCGCCCCTGACTAACATATTAAAAATCCTTGTCACGGACGGTGTTTCCTCACGATTTCGGTAAATATTATTTGAAACACTTTAGGAGCGCACAGGAATGCCTAATATTACACGAATTAAAAACAATCAGATCACGGACGCAACCATTGAGTATACCAAGATTAAAGCAGGTACACTGGTAGGTTCGGTATTCAACCCTGATCTCACACTGAATTCAAACGTTACCATCGTTGGTAACTTATCTGTTAGTGGAGACACTAGCACAGTACAAAGCACGAACACATACATCAATGACCCACTGGTCATTTTCAACAACGGCTATACTGGAGCACCCAGTTATGACATTGGTATTTTAGTCAATCGTAACTTGGCCTCAGTTGCAGGCGTAGGTAACGTAAACGCCGCTTTTATTTGGGACGAATCCGAAGACAAATTTGCAGCAGTACTGACTACAGAAACAGGTGGCACAGCTGGTGCTATCAATATCACAGCCTACGCAGACGCAGAATTTGCTGACGTTGAAGCGGTAGATGGCACGTTTAGTGGCAACATTAGCGCAACTAATGTCACAGGCGATCTAACTGGTAACGTAACTGGTAACGTAACTGGTAACGTAACTGGTAACGTCACAGGCGATCTAACTGGTAACGTAACTGGTAACGTCACAGGCGATCTAACTGGTAACGTAACTGGTAATGTCACAGGTAACGTCACAGGCGATCTAACTGGTAACGTAACTGGTAACTTGACAGGTAACGTAACTGGTGATGTCACAGGTAACTTGACAGGTAACGTAACTGGTAATGTCACAGGTAACGTAACTGGTAACTTGACAGGCGATGTCACAGGTAATATTTCTGGTACAACTGGCTCTTTCACAGGCAACGTATCAGCAGACAACTTCAACGGTGATGTCGTAGGTGATGTCACAGGTAACTTGACAGGTAACGTAACTGGTAACTTGACAGGCGATGTCACAGGTAATATTTCTGGTACAACTGGCGCATTCACAGGCAACGTTAGTGCTGACAACTTCAATGGTGATGTTGTTGGTAATGTAACTGGTAATGTCACAGGTAACTTGACAGGCGATGTCACAGGTAATATTTCTGGTACAACTGGCGCATTCACAGGCAATGTTAGTGCTGACAACTTCAATGGTGATGTTGTTGGTAATGTCACAGGTAACTTGACAGGCGATGTAACTGGTAATGTCACAGGCAATGTCACAGGTAACGTAACTGGTGATTTGACAGGCAATGTCACAGGTAACCTAACAGGCGATGTCACAGGTAATATTTCTGGTACAACTGGCTCTTTCACAGGCAACGTTAGTGCTGACAACTTCAATGGTGATGTTGTTGGTAATGTAACGGCAACTTCGGTGTCAACCGGAACCTTGTCGGTGACAACTTCTACCAACTTCAATGGCGTATTAGTAGCCAATATTGCCACTCCGGTGAGCAACACCGACGCAGCCACAAAAGCCTATGTTGACGCACAAATTTCAAGTGGTGGCGATCGTATCGTTGAGTATGATTCATCGATTATCATCAGTGACACCAACGGTGCTTCCCAATCCAATATTATTGTTTCTGTTGACGGAACCACTTCGCTGACATTTACAAACTCGGCTATTACAACATCTTCAACATCAAATGTTGCTATAAACAGTACTACCGCAGCTTCAAGTTCAACAACTGGTGCATTGACAGTCGCAGGCGGTGCTGGCATTGGTGGTAGTTTATATGTTGGTGGCGGTGCTGTCATTGGCGGAAACCTAACCGTACAAGGTACACTGACATCGGTGTCATCAACCACAGTTGAGATCGCAGACCTTAACGTGACAGTGGCCAAAGGCGCAGCTGATGCTGCAGCAGCCAATGGTGCTGGTCTAACAGTTGATGGCGCCAACGCAACAATCACATACAACAGCGGTTCAGATACTTGGAACTTTAACAAAAACCTAATAGCCGCAGAATTTACTGGTAACGTAACAGGTAATGTCACAGGTAATGTCACAGGTGACATTTCAGGTACAACTGGCTCGTTTACAGGCAACGTATCGGCAGATAACTTCAATGGCGACCTAGTAGGTAACGTCACAGGTAACGTCACAGGTAACGTAACTGGTAACGTAACTGGTGATCTAACTGGTAATATTTCTGGTACAACTGGCTCGTTTACAGGCAACGTATCGGCTGATAACTTCAATGGCGACCTAGTAGGTAACGTCACAGGTAACGTCACAGGTAACGTAACTGGTAACGTAACTGGTGATCTAACTGGTAACATTGCAGGCGTACAAACTATAACAGCAGCCGCTGGTGAAGATCTTACTATCACAGGCTCATCTGGCAAAAGCATAAACATCAATGGTGATTCACTAACGGTAAGTCCAGCCGCAACCTTTAACGGAGGCATTACCGGTAACGTAACTGGTAACGTAACTGGTAACGTAACTGGTGATTTGACAGGCAATGTCACAGGTAACCTAACAGGCGATGTCACAGGTAATATTTCTGGTACAACTGGCTCTTTCACAGGTAACGTATCAGCAGATAACTTCAATGGCGACCTAGTAGGTAACGTCACAGGCAATGTCACAGGCGATCTAACTGGTAATGTCACAGGCAATGTCACAGGTAATGTCACAGGTGACTTGACAGGTAATGTAACTGGTAACTTGACAGGCAATGTCACAGGTAATGTCACAGGTGACTTGACAGGTAACGTAACTGGTAACTTGACAGGCAATGTCACAGGCAATGTCACAGGCAATGTCACAGGTGACTTGACAGGTAACGTAACTGGTAATGTCACAGGTAATGTCACAGGTAACTTGACTGGTGATGTAACTGGTAATGTTACATCAACTGGAAACAGTTCGTTCTCAAATATCTCTGTAACCGGCGGAGCAATTAACGGTGCAACAATTGGTGCAACAACAGCATCATCAGGTGCGTTTACTACCATTGATTCTTCGGGTGCCGCAACACTTGACAGCTTATCGGTGACCACAGACGCTGGTATCACAGGCAATCTAGCTGTTACTGGTACAGTAACTGGTGCCAACGCAGACTTTGATACTACCAATGTAGATAGTCTAGTAGTCAACGATGAGCAGACAGCCGGACAAAATATTCAACATTATGGTACAACCGTAGCAGGACTATTCCGCTCAGTGGCCAACTCAACCTACGATCAAGTGATCATTGGTGGCGATGGTACCAGCGGTGATTTGCTCACAGGTGCTAGACTCAATATCATTGGCACTGATTCCATGCGTATTCCATCTGGTACAACTGGTGAACGTCCAGCCACTGCCGCACAAGGTATGTTCCGCTACAACTCTTCAACAGGAACAGCAGAACTGTACACCGGATCTGCATGGCGTAACATTGGTGGCGACTTCACAGTTATCACAGCAGAATCGTTCAACGGTGATGGAACAACCACAGTATTCACTTTAGGTGCGGCATCAACCACTGCTGGAACAGTGGTAGCAATCAACGGTGTGGTACAGATCCCAACCACTGCTTACTCGGTGGCAAGCACATCGCTGACATTTACTGAAGCACCACAAGCCGGCGACGTGATTGATGTACGCCGTTTGTTGACAACATCCACGATTTCGGGTGTAGCCAGCGCAAACGGATACATGCAGATTGAGCCCACAGACTCAGCGATCAATATCTACACAGGCACATCTTCGGGTGCGGTAACAACTAAAATTGATACCAGCGGCGCATTTGTGACTTCGCGAGCCAGCACAGCATGTACTACTTCGGCCACCAACGTTGATACGTTTGCCAAAGCAACTTATCGTTCGGCCAAGTATCTAGTACAAGCATCCACTGCTGGTGGCGATTACGAGATCAGTGAAGTGTTGGTCATACACGATGGTACGACAGCCACAATGGTTGAGTACGGCATCGTAGCAACAAACGCATCATTGGGTACTGTAACCGCTGACATCAGTGGCAGTGATGTACGTCTGCGCTACGCAGCCGCATCAGGAACAGTAAACGTAGTAATCAAGAAAGATTACATCGTAGTTTGATTTTAAAACCGGAACAGGAAGCATAGGGCTTCCTGGTTCCTAAACAACGCCAGAAGGGAGATATGGAACTATGGCCGCAGGATTTTTCGTAGTTAAAAATGGTCTACAAGTAGGCCCATTACAGATCAACGCCGCAACCGGCGCGATCAGTTCAACATCAGGTAATCTGACATTATCGGGTAACGTAGCAGTATCAAAGATCAACAAAAACGACTCGTCAATCGAGATCAATGATACTGGTACTGGTTCCAATGTTGATGTTAAAATTGATGGTACAACTGCTGTTATTTTTACTGCCAACGCTATGTTGCCAGTCACAGACATTACCTATGACCTAGGTAGCTCTACCAAACAATGGAAAGACGTCTACGTTGGTCCTGGATCTCTGTATGTTAACGGACAGAAAGTATTACAAGAAGATTCGGGTAACATCGTGGTTTCGGCCGACGCCAACCAGAATCTAGTGTTCCAAACTTCAGGTTCGGGAGACATTGAGCTAGATCCAACAGGTTCAGGTGTGGTACAAGTCAAAGGTACGCTGACCATCGAAGAAGGTACCAACATCAATACCAGCAGTGGTAATGCTGTGCCATTTTCCACAGGCATTAAATCAGACACGATCACCAGCAAGACCACCAACACAGATCTCACACTCACGGCCAATGGCACAGGTGTGGTACGTGTCGATGACGACATGACAGTCACAGGTAACTTGACTATATCAGGCACGACAACCACAGTCAATACCACAACACTCAGTGTTGCTGACAACATCATCGACCTCAACAGTGATGTTACCACAGGTGCACCTAGCCAGAATGCTGGTTTGCGTGTGCTACGCGGTGATGATCCTGCAGTGCAGATCCGTTGGAACGAAACTTCAGACAAGTGGGAACTTACCACAGATGGCACCAATTACTCAGTGATTGGCGATGCTTCGGCTCTGCCTGGCAATACCACTATCGGTGGTAACTTGACACCAACAACCGACAATACGCTCAATTTAGGCTCAAGTTCGTTCAAGTTTAATACTGTGTATGCTACCACATTCAATGGTCAAGCAACAACAGCACAGTACGCTGACTTGGCAGAGAACTATCAAGCAGACAAGGCCTACGAGCCCGGTACAGTGGTTGAGTTTGGTGGTGCTGAAGAAGTTACTATAGCTGCTCCAGGTTCAGCACGTATCGCTGGCGTGGTATCTAGTGCTCCAGGTTTCTTGATGAACTCCGGACTCCGCGGCGCCAACGTAGTGGCAGTGGCGTTTACAGGTCGTGTTCCTTGTAAGGTCACTGGCGCAGTACGCAAAGGCGACATGCTGGTAGCTTCTGGCAACGGACATGCTACAGTGACACGCACACCACAGATTGGCCAAGTGATTGGTAAAGCCCTGGCCAACTTTGATGGTCAAAGTGGCGTGATTGAAGTGGCAGTTGGCCGCTATTAATCATTGTTGTACAAAAACAGCAAAAAAGGCCCGAGAGGGCCTTTTTTGTTGGACGATCTGTAACAAAATAGTCAAGATAAATACTCGATAAACAGGACATTATAATAATGGGATTAACTAGACCGCGTTTAACGCAACTACAAGATTCGGATTTTAAAAATAGTTGTCGTGCGGCCGCGGTCAACAACATCACACTCTCAGGCGGCGCTCCTGCCACAGTTGACGGAGTAAATCTACAAGTCAACGATCGTGTGTTGGTAGTAGGGCAAACCAATGCTAGTCAAAATGGTATCTATTTTGTTTCCACACTGGGATCAGGCAGTAACGGCACATGGACCAGGACATTAGATTCCAATCAAAACGCCGAAGTCACATCTGGCGTGATAGTAAACACCGTTGAAGGAACCGAGTACGCAGGAACACTCTGGAAACTGACTACTCAAGATCCTATCACCATTGGTTCAACTGGACTCACATTCGTACCAAATCTTGAAAACAGTAACATTTATGTAGGAAGTAAAGCAGTAACAACATCGCAGACAGTGATTAACAGCATTGCCTCCAGTGGATCTACTTCAGTGAGATGGACAGTATCAGCAGTAGATAACACAAATGGCCGTTATAAAACTTCAACTGTTGACGTGTTGTCAGATGGAACCGATGTCTATATATCAGAGTATGCTGTTGTACTAAGTAATTCAAACTATGAAGTGGTTAGTCTCACTGCTGATATCAATGACAGCAACATACGATTGTTGGGTACCGGTGATAGTTCCAACGTCAGCGTGTATTTCCAAAGATCATTTTTAGGATCGTCGTCGTCGGTGGGATATGTCAAAGCTTCGTTGTCAGTGGACGGAATGGCAACATTAACAGATACACAAACTCTGACAAACAAAACACTGACAGCACCTGTTATTAATAAAATTATTGTATCTCCATCAACAACATCTGTTAATACAACTGCTACTGTCATTGATACTTTTGTTGCTGCCACTTATCAAGGTGCAAAGTATTTGATAACAATATCTAACGGCAGTAATTACAACATCATTGAGGCTCTATTGGTACACGACGGTACAACTGCCACAGTCACAGTCTATGGCGAAACATCAACTAACGCATCATTGGGAGATATAACCGCAGATATCAGCAGTGGAAATGTGCGTCTTTTATATACAGGAGTGTCCGCAGGTAACGGTGTAAAACTAGCCGCAACGTACATTTCTGCTTGATTTTTGATAAGTACTATATAGAATTTTTGGAGCTAGCCAACTATGTACAAAATTGAACAAAAATACCGCTCTTCATATACCGGTGAAGATGTCACAACACGCATGACACTACAAGGTCAAGTGCAACAGTACGAAAAAGAGTGGGTACCAAACAATGTTTTTAACAATCATATTACTACACAGGCCATAGTGCTCGGCGGAGGCTGGTTACGCGAGCAGTTTGACATGAGCTTGATCAAGAATCACAAAGGTGGCCTATTAGGAAGTTCAAAATTACAGACTTATGGCTGTAATGATGTCTACAAAGATATTGAATGTGATTTTTTAGTGACTATTGGTCGCGAAAACGCCGCTGAAATCGCCAGCAATGGATACTGCGATAATCATATTGTTTATTCCAATGCAGGCCAGGTTCTTGATTATCCTGGCAAGTTTTACTTGATCCCGCAAGATCCTTCATGGAATGCAGGAGCGATTGCCGCTTACTTAGCAGCCTTCGATGGGCACGACAAGATCTTTTTGTTGGGCTGTGAAATGGACGACAACCATCCATTCTGGGCCAAGGCCATGCGTATAGTTTTTGATACCTACCCTGATGTTGATTTTGTATTGGTACAAGGCTTCAGCGCCGACGGCTATGTTCCCAATGAATGGAAAGATGTTTTGAATTTTAGAACTATTTCAACTAGAGAATTTGTTGTTGAAGCCGATCTAGGATAATATAGATTCCATCGTTTCTAATTTACGTATCACAGAGTCAAATTTGAAACTACGCCACACCCCCGGATGTAAAGGCCGGGGGTGATCTTTTATTGCCACCCAACAAAAACCTCTGTGCTCGTCGTTCAGTTTAGGAACAAATTCGTTGTCAATTGAGATTAAAAATGTGTGGAAAAAAAATTGTTGATTGTTGCTGGTAAATTTTTCTATTGGTACGATTTTACGATATTGTATCTCACCAATTTCCTCACGTATTTCTCGATGTAGGCCATCAATCACCGATTCTCCAGGTTCAATCTTGCCACCAACTAGGCCCCAAGATCCTGGGTCTCGATCGTGATTCCTTAGTAAGAATAGATATCTTTTAGTTGAAACAGAGTAGATCAAAGCACCGCAACTTTCTATAGCACGACGCTCCATTCCCCCTCCTGATAAAGACCTTCGACGCTCTTTGACCATGATCCTTCAAACCATTTATACTGTGTTCCAGTATTTAAGTTGGTCACATACTCTGTGGAAGTTTCTTGCTGACTATCAAAAGCCACACTCCATCCTGAATTGCCATATTCGATTATGTCATTGGCATTGGCAATAAACTCAGGATCTCCCCATACTATCGCGGCTTCAGCGTTGGCAGAATTTCCAATCGGATTCAAAATAAGATATCTAGTACCAATATCTGGGGACAGCAAATCAAACTGATCCACATTTACAGTAAACGGATCAATGATAGCATCAACAGGATCTAAAGAGTTAGTTGGGACAGTATCAGCATCAATGTTGAATATCAATTGACTGTCAACCAGTGGGTTGTAGCTGACATGACCAACAACCTCGTAGTCGTTGCTATGGTGTTTCAAGCGTATCTCACTGAGACCGTCACGCAATTCACCATAATGATCGATGAGATCTTTCCAATTGGCAGTTGCTTCGGGAGCCATGTCATTGATTGAAATTTCAGATCTTTTTAACAAAGTGATTTTATCGTCAACGAACAAAACACGATACCCATAAGGCGAGATAACTCGCCTTCCGAGATATGTCTCATCGTCAAATAAGTTATTTGATAAGTTTCCGTCTGTGTCATAAATTGAGCCCAAGATCTTGTAAACAACTCCAAGCCTTTGAACTTTTGCTGGCGCAGAAATCCAAATTGGCAGTTCAAATGTCATAGTAGCCACACTGATGGGTTCCTCACCACCGGCAGGTATCGATCTTGAATCCCAATTGGTGCCGGTTAAAAATACCGCGCTAAGGCTGGTCCAGTCGATGTAGTTATCGGTGCTTTGTATTTCCAATGCTGGATTAAACAGAGTGGCGATCTGTTCGATGATTTGTAATTTTTGTTCGGTGTTTGATGTCCAGATATCAACCTTTAAGGTCAATTTATAAGGCACAGGCATAAGACGCTCAACTGTAAACGAATCGCTTTTTTCTGTGTCATAATTGCCAGTATCGGGATCGTATCTTTGTTGTCTTAATTGTATTTTGCTGACATGGAACGGTTCTTGTACACGCTCTCTGTCATAGTCAAATGCTGAAACATAAACAGCCATGGCTGGCACGTTTGATAGACTGTTTTCGGTATTACCTCTAAGTATTTGAGCGGCTTGACGACTCTGATCTCCGTAGATAACCGGCACACGCTGTAAACTGATATTACCGTTGCGATCCTTGCCAAACTGTACATGAAAATTTGAAACCAGCCTGATAAACTGAGTTATAAAACGTCTTATCTGGCCATCGTAGAAAAAATTAGGATCTTGTGGCATCAGTTATCTGCCTTGGGTGTGAATGCCTTGCTAAGGCTCTGACGTACTGGATGTGTATTGCCCAGAGAGTCGGTATAGGTATTGAGATTTCCACCAGTATTGACATTTCGAGTAAAGGTTGATCTCAGTGTTTTATTTTCATTGGCATTGTTGGTCAGCGAAGTTCTCACAGCATCTTCAACTTTGATCCAACGTAGACCGTCATATTTGAATAGTCGATTAGGCAGATAGTCTAAACGTAGATAATATTGTCCACTTGTTGGCGATTCTGGGAAAGAAATACCAGCCGACACACTAGAGCCATTTGGTGGAATGCCATCGCCTGCTAGATAAGCCGGCATTGGTTTTTTATTATAAGACCCAGTGTCGGTTTGACTGTCTCTTGAATCAGTGGTCAGCGTAGTGACATCATAGCCAGACTTTGGTACTTCTGTCTCGGCTTGTTCGATAACAGCATCATTGATGTCAATGTATTTGTTAAACGTACTGAGTATTTCGCCAATGGGAGTTTCTTCGACCCCATCGTTGTTGGCATCAACTTTGATGGTGTTGAGTATGTCTTTGTATTCTTGGCTATCAACCAGCGGATTAAGCTTGACTCGCCATAAATGTGGCCACCAAGTTGGGCTGAAACCTTCGGCAGCAAAACTGGCATCACCGACCACATAATATCTTTTTAAGGCAGTTGGTAGATCAGTATCAAGAGCATGATAATCTTTGAGATGTTCAAGTTCTAGTACGTCTCCGGAAACAAGTCTGCGCCCTAAAATTTCAATCATATCGTTGATATGGAAAGTCATAAACAACGTACCGGCTTGTAGGAAAATACCAAATTGACTAAGGTCAAAATCTTGATCTCCGCGAGTGTAAATGCCGCGCATGCGGTACACTGACGAATCGTACTTGCGATCTCGATTTTCTACAAACAAGAGGTCCTGTATATTTTTTTCACTTTGATTGATGTAATTGGGTTGTGTGGCATCACCAGTGTCGCCTTGATCAACCGGACCAAGATATTTGTGTACTAAAATGCCCGTACCACCAACGGTAAACATCTCACTGATCCTACGATCCATGAACTTGTAGTCGTTTGTGTGTTTCCCGTCTTTCCAGAGACTTAATCTAGGCATTTTTAGTCCTCAGCATCAAGTATTTAGCGATTTGACTTTTTGGACAAAAAGCTATATACTAGAGTCAAATATGGAACCGGACCTAAGAAATCGAGCCAATCTGGCCCACGCCCAGATACAGATCATCAAAGATCCCGTTGCCCGGCGTGATCTAAAGCGTATGTACAATACTGTAGAATCCATTTTAGATGACATTAGTTCAGAATCGGTTGAATGCCGCAGATTACACCGCGAAACACAGAAATACCGAGATTTGGTGGTTCGAGCCCAATCATATATGGACAATTTAGAACAAAACATCACATTCGCTTCGCTGATTTACACTTGACCACTAAATCCAAAAGATTATAAAATATAACGAGTTAAACAACTATTCAAGGACAGCCATGGCCAAAGTCAAAGTAGATGGTAAAAGCATCAAAGCCAAAGTCAAACGAACCAAAAATCCTCTATTTGCCGATGAAAAGCACATTGGTGGCGAACCGGTTTGGGACCACGACCGCGCTCTGACAATGAGCCGCGAAGAATTTGATCATCATCTCCGTAATAGTTTTCGTTATTATAACTATTTTTACTCGGTCAAGGACTGTAGGAAATATGTCAATGAATGGATTAAAACTGCTTCTGAGTTTACCGAAGAAGAAAAACGCCTGTACCTAAAAACATCAGATCGACACACGCCCATGACCATGTGTAGCCTTGTTATGGCACATAGACAAGGTATGCCCATCAATGATCGCATGATTGAATTTTTCCGAGAATGTGTTACTAATGCTATGCGCCATGCTGACGATGTTGACATTGAGGTAGAGCCTACAGTCAAAGCCGTGGCGGTTCCTAAGCCCACGATACAAGATCGCCTAAATGAAAAGATGACTGATGTATTAGGCGAGATGGAAGGCATGTTTGACGAAGCAATGACAGCAACTAAGACTGATCATAAGATATATCAATTCCTAGAAGCACAAAAAGTGCCGCAGGCGCAGATCGGCAAAGTTCGATCCTTGTTCCAGGACAAGTTTGATGAATTTAAGGCTGCCCAAACTGGAGAAGATAGCCAGATCAAAGAAGGTTATAGTCATCTCAAAGCCGCAGATTATCGTCGGGTACTAGCCTGGATCGAGGGTGTGTTTGCTGATTGCGACAGTTTTGAAAAAGCCAAAAAGATACAGCGCAAGTCTCGGGTGAAGAAAGCGCCCAGCAAGGAAAAACTAGTGGCACGCCTTAAGTTTCTCAAAGAACACAAAGAACTTAAATTGGTATCTATCAACCCAGTGGATATAATTGGCGCCACGGAACTGTGGGTTTATAATGTCAAAACACGTAAGTTGGGAAAATATGTAGCCGATAGTCATTCACAGTCTCTGGCCATCAAAGGCACAAGCTTAGTTGGCTTTGACGAATCCAAGAGCGTAAGCAAGACCCTGCGTAAACCCGAGGAAAAACTGCGCGAGTTTAGCAAAGCCTCTAAAGTACAACTGCGACGCTTCTTAGAAGATATCAAAGCCACAGACACTCGCCTTAATGGACGCCTCAGTGCCGATGTACTTTTATTGAAAGCGCAATAAGTGAAATTTGCTGTCTTGCTACCATAAATACTTGGTAACAGGACAGCACAAATGGCCACAATTAAATCAGGACTAGACGCTAATCTCAACGTAACTTCAGACAGTCTCTATGATTCCAGCACCGGTACAGGCGCTGGTCCTATAGAATTTGACAGCAGTCAACTTGATACCGTTTCCAAAAAAAGAACCGAAATTGTTGATTACATACGACTTAGACTGGCCGATGGCATTGTTGATGTTGAATTAGATAAAGAACACTACGATCTCGCCATAAATCAGGCTTTGATCAAATACCGACAAAGGTCAGGCAATTCACAAGAAGAAAGTTACTGTTTCCTTGAACTGTTACCAGAAACACAAGAATACATTCTTCCACGAGAAATACAGCAAGTAAGACAGATTTTCCGACGTGGTATTGGATCAGTAACTGGCACAACCGCTTCTCAATTTGAACCATTTGCTTCGGGGTATTTAAACACCTACATGCTAGTGGCCGGTCGTGTTGGCGGGCTAGTCAACTACGAAATGTTTGCTCAATACCAAGAACTTGCTATGAAAATGTTTGGCGGTTATATGAATTATACTTTTAATCCTGTGACCAAAAAACTCACTATTGTGAGGAAAATACCTTTTGGTAGTGGGGGAGAATCTATCCTACTCTGGGTCTACAACAGCAAGCCAGACGTTATGTTATTGAACGATCACATGAGTTTTCCATGGATCCAAGATTATGCTTATAGTTTCGCCAAGCGTATTCTGGGAGAAGCACGTGAAAAGTTCAGCCAAATCGCTGGCCCTCAGGGTGGGGCAGGCCTAAACGGTGCCACACTCAAGGCAGAAGCACAGGCCGAAATGGATGCGCTCGAACAGCAGATCAAAGACTATGTTGATGGAACGATGCCATTGACTTGGGTCACCGGCTAATTTCTCAATACTTCAGTGGTAATTTTTCAACGTCGTGCCGATCTAAATAATCGCATGCGAGCCTACGAATTCTTAAATGAAAACAAAAAAAGTCTAGTTCGCAGTAACCTAAAACCTCATCGCGATCAAGAAATGGCGATACAAGCCGTGCATCGTGTTGCGGGCACCGCCGACAGACACTATGATCTCAATCGAATCATGATGTATGCGGCCGGGACCGACGGAGACTGCGATGTTCCAATGACCAACCAAAGTTGGGCTGGGCGTAATAACATCGCAGTTCCATATACAAAACTCGAGTCGGACATGCTAAAAAAAGCTTACACCGCAATGGATGTAGAATGGGACGACGCACTCAAACCAAATAAATCGGAAAAAAGCATCGAACCTAAAAATAACAATGTGCGTAGCCCAGTACCTGTGATAAAGAAAAATCGCTATGGCGTTTGACATCAACAAAAAATCATAATATAATCGTCCTAATAGTGGAGACGACGAGTATGATCATTGGTATATGTGGTTTTATCGGCAGCGGCAAAGACACAGCCGCTGACTATCTAGTAAACTTCCATGGTTTTCGCAGAGAAAGTTTTGCCAGCACTCTTAAAGATGCGGTCAGTTCTGTATTTGGCTGGGATCGAGATTTACTTGAAGGACGCACCAAGCAAGCACGAGAATGGCGAGAGCAGGTAGATCCCTGGTGGGCAGAACGACTAGAAATGCCTACTTTGACTCCGCGTTGGGTTCTACAGTACTGGGGAACGGAAGTCTGTCGCGCCGGATTCCATGACGATATTTGGATCGCTAGCCTAGAAAACAAATTGCGAAATAGCCAGGATGATGTGGTTATTTCTGACTGTCGTTTCCCCAATGAGATACAGGCCATTAAAAAAACCGGTGGTGCAGTTTCGTGGATACAGCGGGGCGATCTTCCTGAATGGTATCAGTGTGCTCTCACAGAAAATACTACACCCGAATTTGAACAATATATCTTAGAAGATCATGAAGAGTTAATGGTACAAAAATATCCCGGAGTACATGCTTCGGAATGGTCTTGGATCGGTACCAATTTTGATCACGTTATCGATAATAATGGCAGTATCGAGGATCTCTATGGCCGGCTCAAAACCCTTGTACGCTAGGCGACATGGCCCACCCCGACTGATTTAAAAACAAGTCAATTTGACAGTTGGCACAAACTGTTTTTAGATTATTCCAGTCCACATTCTGTAAATCGCCGTCAACATGGAAAACAAACATCTGTCGATCTGATTTGGATTTAAATCCGCAACGGTCGCACTTGCTTTTTTTCCTATAACCTTGTTTAAACCATAAAGGCGCACGGGGTTTTAATCGACGGCTTTTCCTGATACAACTATCACAACGGCTTCGATAGTAGACCCTATCTCCATGGTGGCAGTTGACAGCCACCGGCTTTTCGCCGCATACCGGACACAATTTTCTCTTTGTCATACGTATATTTAAGACAGATACCTTAATTAAGGGCACTATAGGTGTCCTTTTTTAGTGCCATAAAATAAATACTCATAACTTGTCATATAAAGGAAAATAACATGGCACTGATTTCCCCAGGTTTACAACTCTCAGTCACAGACGAGAGCCAATACGTACCCGGCGCAGTTGGAACTACACCTCTGTTGGTTCTCGCTACCGCACAAGATAAAACAGCCAATGGTAGTTATGCCGCTGGCACATCAAAAGCCAATGCTGGTAAACTACAGGTTTTCACTAGCCAGAGAGAATTGGTTGCCCAACTTGGCTATCCTATTTTCAAACAAAGCGCATCAGGCACACCCATACACGGCAGCCCACTAAACGAATATGGTTTAATGACCGCTTATTCGGCACTGGCAGGCGCAAACAGACTTTATGCTATACGTGCCGACATTGACCTTGATCAACTTGAAGCTACTTCCATACGTCCCATCGGCGAACCTGAAGACAGCACCTATTGGATCGATCTCGCAGAAGCGACCTGGGGAATTTTTGAATGGGATTTTGATTCAAAAACTTTTACAGAAAAAACTCCTGTTCTTATCACCGACGAAGACGACACCGAAGGTGGGTCTACATTGAAACCCTTGGCTTCAATCGGAAACATCGGAGATTATGCTGTAACCGCCATCATAAAAAACGATCTGTTTGATGGACGTGTTTTCAAGAAAGATTCTGGCAATGTTTGGCGTCGAGTTGGTAGTGATGAATGGCGTTATCGTGCTGTACCAGCAGTAATTGGCACAGAGTTAAATCCAACAGTCACAATTGGAGATGAGATTACCATCAACGGCACAACGGTCACTTTTACTGGAACAACTTTAACTCAGGTAGTAGCCGATATCAACAACACATTTGTTGAATACAATGCCGACGACACAGTACCACAAGGTATCCGTGCTAGAAACAACAACGGCTATCTCGAGTTATATGTTACATATACCACCTCTGGCAATGATCCCCGTGACGGAAAGATGATTATTTCTAATTCTGTAGGGACACCATTGGCTGATTTAGGAATCACTGCGGCCACCTACGATGCTCCAACAGTACATTACGGCTCATATGTTGATGTACCAAATTGGGGTGCTTCCGCATCTAAGCGTCCTTCCGGCAGCGTTTACATCAAGACTTCTGCCACTGGCGGCGGCATGAACGTTCCTGTTAAAAAATTCAACGCTGATTCAGGATCCTGGACGTCCCAGGCTGCCCCAGTATACCGCACAGAAGAAGAAGCCATTTATGCTTTTGATCCAGTGGCCGGTGGATTTGGCACAGCGGCTGGAACACTATTCTTCCGTACTAGATCCGATTACGCATTAGATTTTTCTGACACTGAGATGATCTATCGTCTTTATATCAAACAGAGATCTGGAATTTCGGCACAAACTCAAACACCTACAGGTATAACAGGCGGAACCATAGAATTCTTGGTCAGCCAGTCAGGTTCTTCAACTCTTACATCACACACAGTCACTATCGCCAATGGATCATCAATTAGTGATTACGCTACTAAGTTTGTGACTGCTATAGCAGCTGCCAACATTCCGGAAGTACGAGCAGTTATACGCACCAATGGGGATATACAAATACAACAAACCGCTGGCGGATTGATTAAGATGCGCAATCTCAGCGGAACACCGTTGACCAGTGCTGGCTTTACTTTCTCTAACACACGTGACAACGGCACATACATGTTTGTGAGTAACTATGTGAATATCACTGATACCACTCCGGTGTTTAGCGGATACCCACTATTCGCTGATTTTACAGCACCTTATAAAGCACCTGAAGATGGCACACTTTGGTATTTTGGTGACCCCACACAAGTTGACATCATGATCAATGATGGCACAGCCTGGAAAGGCTATCGTAACGTGACCACTGATGCTCGTGGTTACAATCTCGCATTAACTGACTCTCTGGGACCAATCATCACTCCAACCAAACCCAAGACAAACAACTCTGGGGGTGCGCTGGCAGCTGGAGATATCTGGTTAGATACTTCCGACCTTGAAAACTATCCTAAATTGTATCGTTATAACACCAGCGGACAATGGGTATCTATCGACAACACCGATCGTACCAGCCAAAATGGTATTGTTTTCGCAGATGCTCGTTGGGATGGTTACAGCGATGACACAGGTGGAACAGCCGATGTGATTGCGGATGATTTACCTGATGTGGTCGAAATGTTGGAAAGCGACTATGTAGATCTTGACGCGCCCAATCCAAGACTTTACCCACGTGGTACCTTGTTATTTAATACACGTCGTTCAGGATTTAACGTCAAGAAATACATTGGCGATTATTTCAATGAAGACAGCTTCCCCGAAGCCGACAGTCTTCCTGATGTAGCGTCAGCTTGGGTTGGTGTCAGTGGTCTCAAAGACTCTGGCGCACCTTATATGGGCACACAAGCACAACGCAATATGGTGGTCAAGGCCATGCGTAGCGCATTAGATGGCAATACTCAGGTACGCGAAGAGCAGTTCTTCTTTAACTTGATTGTTACACCAGGTTACCCAGAACTGATCACCAATATGGTGGCTCTCAATAATGATCGTAAGAACACAGCATTTGTCATTGGTGACACACCACTGACACTACCTGCTAACAGCATACGTATCGCTAACTGGGCTAATAATACCAATGGTGACGGATTGTCCACAGCAGATCCATATTTGGGTGTGTTTTATCCAAGCGGCTTAACCAATGACGTTGATGGAAATACCATCGTTGTGCCTGCTAGCCATATGATGCTAAGAACTTTCATACGCAACGATAACATTTCATATCAGTGGTTTGCACCCGCCGGCACACGACGCGGTTTGATTGATAATGCTACCGACATTGGCTACGTTGACTCAAGCACAGGCTCATTTGTGCGCAATGGTATCAATCAAGGAATGCGTGATGCCTTGTACGAAAATCGTGTCAACCCATTGACCATCCTTCCAGGTGTTGGATTAGTTACCTGGGGTCAGAAAACACGAAATCCGACCGCATCGGCCATGGACCGTATCAATGTAGCACGTCTAGTGAACTACATCCGTACGATACTTGCTTCTGTGGGTAATGGATTCTTGTTTGAACCCAATGATAAAATCACACGCGACCAAATCAAGTCGATCATTGAAGGTGCTTTAAACGATTTAGTAGCAAAACGTGCTGTTTACGACTATCTAGTAGTCTGCGATAGTTCAAACAATACACCTGATCGCATCGCTAGAAACGAATTGTATGTTGACATAGCCATTGAGCCAATGAAGGCTGTGGAATATATCTACATTCCAATCCGTTTGAAGAACCCCGGCGATATCGCCAAGTTGGGTGGATAATATGAGTATATAACGAGAGAGTCCAACTCTCTCGTTAGAAGCTTGTACACAGATAAATATCTGTAACAGGAGAATAAAAGATGTCTGTTTCGTCATTGACAAGATTTACAGTACCTTTAGCCACAGACCAAAGCGCATCGGCGCAAGGCCTGTTGATGCCAAAACTTAAATTTCGATTCCGTGCTTCATTTGACGGATTCGGTGTTAGCCAACCTAAAGTAGAATTGACCAAGCAGGTCATGGACATTAAACGTCCATCGGTGAACTTCAATCCGTTTGCCATCGATGTTTATAACAGCAAGGTTTACCTCCAAGGAAAACCAGAATGGCAAGAAACATCTGTTAATCTTCGCGATGATGCTGCCGGTAATGTGGCCAAGTTAGTTGGCGAACAAATACAAAAGCAGTTTGATTTTATGGAGCAGAGTTCCGCCGCGTCAGGTATTGATTATAAATTTATCCTGCGCTACGAAGTATTGGATGGCGGAAACGGAGCTTCCACTCCCAATATTTTAGAAACCTGGGAACTTTATGGCTGCCAGGTAAGCCAAGTTGACTACGGCGAAATGAATTACGGTTCAAATGAACCCGCAACAATCGCCTTGACTATACGATTCGATAATGCTATCCAATCTCCGATTGGAACTGGTGTGGGTTCAACGGTCGCTCGTACGATTGGATCTACCATTACTGGCTAAGCCAGACGAGACTTAAAGAACAGAGTAGAATTAGAGTAAGACCTCTAAAAAACCCGGCTAAGCCGGGTTTTTTTTACCATAAATATTTGAAATAACTTGAGATCAACACGATGCCCAGCATTAATCAGTTTTTAAAACAACTTGCCACCGGCGACCAGATCAAAGACTACGCTCATGGCGCCAGGCTGTTTGTTGACGACAACTATAGACTGAGTCCCAAGTATGGATTCTTGTTCCATGTGGCTTTCGACATCAACCCCGAAGTCAGTAGGATGCCTAGAGATCAATTGCTAGAGTTAGGGATGGTGGTCAAGACAGCGTCCCTACCAAAATTTACTGTGGATGTCAAAACATTAAACGCCTACAATCGTGTCAATGTGGTACAGAATAAAATCAAATATGATCCAGTACAGATTTCCTTCCACGATGATTCGGCAGATGTGGTTAGAGATTTCTGGTACGACTACTACAGCTATTATTATAGAGACAGCGATTACCAGCACAGCGTTTACACTTCTGCTCACAAATATAGTCCGAGACAGGCCCAGGCCTGGGGATATAGCCCTAGGAGTTACCCACGCAGTCAATCATCGACACAGCAGTTCCTTCGTGCTGTTAGGATCTACAGCTTACACCAAAAAAGATTCAGCGAATACACATTGATCAATCCAGTCATCACAGCATTCCGACACGGTGAGCATCAAAATGGTGCCAATGAGTTGATGACTCACGAAATGACCATAAGTTACGAAACAGTAAAATATGCCCACGGTTGGGCATCCAGTCGTACTGTCACTGGCTTCGCAGATTTACACTATGACAAGAGACCCAGTCCACTGACTCCAGCCGGAGGAGGAACAAACAGTATCCTAGGTCCAGGCGGACTGCTTGACACAGTCGACGATGTCACCACAGATCTCGCCGAAGGTAACTTCCTTGGTGCAGCATTCAAAGGTGCGAGAGGGTTTCAGAATTTCCGAGGCAAAGATTTAAAGGCCATTGCTGGAGCAGAACTGACCAGTGTTGGTATGGATATATTAAGAGGCAATAATCCTTTGTCAAAGGTAAACATTCCATCGGTGTCTAGTTTAGCCGGTAAAGTTTCTTCGGGCTTGGGAACATTGGCAAGCGGTATTGGATTTGGATCTGGATCGGTACGCAGTAATGGTGGTTCAGTGGTAACATCAAGATCGCCATCTGCCAGTACCTACAATCCAAGATTTCCTGATATCTCCGGGGGAGAATAATCGTGGCCACTACAGAGATAACCAATTATACACGCACTGAGTACGGAACCACTCAGGAATATTTTAATAATTATTTTAAGAGTTCTATAGATGTACCTGGTACGGTCAATGATGCGATATTTTCATTTTTTGAAAAAATTTCAGAAAACAAAGAAAGCGCCGCGGCTTTGGCCAGCGCAGTAATTTATACCAGTCGCAGCCAAGGTATTGATCCAATGGTAGTGTTGGATCAATTTGCCAAATTAGAAAAAACTCAGTTGTCGGCTTATATCTGTATGTTCTTGAACTTTAATCGTATCGGCACCAGCCTATTGGGTGTCAATAATCAGCCCATACGCAACAAGTACATTGAACGATCAATATTGCCATGAGCAAGTACGCACAAGGTAAATTCCAGATAAAAAATCCTGAAAAATATGTAGGAAAAAAACAACCTACATATAGAAGCGCCTGGGAATTTGTTTTCATGAATTTCTGTGACAACAATCCCAATATTCTACAGTGGGCCAGCGAAGCAGTACACATCAATTATCGCAATCCACTTACGAACAAAAATACTATCTATGTTCCTGATTTTTTGATCATATACACAGACAAAAACGGCAAACAACACGGAGACGTCATCGAAGTAAAACCCAAGAAAGAAACTGCCATGGAAAACGCTCGTAGCACCCGAGATCAAGCATTTGTATTGCTTAACATGGCCAAGTGGGAAGCGGCCCGTGCTTGGTGTAAAAATCAAGGTCTAAACTTCCGTGTAGTCACCGAAGATCAGATATTTCACCAAGGAAAAGGTAAATAATTCAGTAAACTAATGAAGTTTAGTTTTTTTCATCCCTATATTCAAGGAGACTCCCCAAATGACACAAGCAAAAAAAATTCGCTGGGTACTCGCACATGAGCCTATCGAACTTTTTATCCGTGCTGCAAAAGTTTTTGCTGCCGAAGTACAAGCAAAAGCCCCCGGTGCGTTAGATATTGAAGTACTCACACTCAGCGAATATGCTGAAAAATACAATGGTGGTAAAGCAGTTAGCAAACACGATCTAGTTGATTTGCTTGACAGCGGCGCAATTGAAATGAGCCAGACATATACCATCACCCTGGGCAAAGTCAACAAAGACTTCTACGCCCTGGACTTGCCTTTCCTGTTTCAAAGCCACGATCATGCTAGTCGCGTGTTCGAGGGCGAAGTTGGCAAGAGCCTGCTCGGTAGCCTCAGCGCAGAAAAGAAGATCAAAGGTCTTGCTTTCACATACTCGGGCGGTTTCCGTATCATCCCAGGTAATGAAGCGGTTTCTAAGATTGAAGATTTGCGCGGTATGAAAATTCGTACATCGCACTCTCCAGTTGCCATTGACACATTTAAAGCAGTTGGTGCTGATGTAGTTCCGATGGAACTAGAAGAACTAACAGAAGGTCTTGCACAAGCCGACGTCACTGTTGGTGAAAGCACATACCCACGTGTTTATGCTCTTGGACAAAATGCTGTTTCTAAAGTCATCAATCATACAGAGCACAGTTTGTTCTTGACATCGATTCTGATTGGTGAAACATTATGGAACAGCCTCAGCGAAGATCTACAAAAAGTTGTAGCCGACGCCGCCATTGCTGCCGCCCGCCATGAGCGCGATCTGTCTGTTGCTGATGTAGCCGCTACACAAGAACGTGCCGCTAAAGACGGCATCGAGATCGTGAAGTTAAACGCAGAAGAAAAAGCCAAGTTCCAAGAAGCAACCAAAGAAATCTACATCAAATATGAAGATTACTTTACTCCTGGTCTAGTTTCGTCGATCCAGAAAAGTTAATAAAGGTAATAAAATATTATGACGACTGCAAAAAAAATACGTTGGGTAATCGCACACGAACCTTTAAGTCTATTTGTTCGTGCTGCCAAAGATTTTGAGCGCGAAGTCAATTCTTTACAAAGCAAGTACAAAATTGAAGTAGAAATTATGACACTTGCTGAGTACAGCCAGCGTTACAATGATGGAGTGGTTGTCACCAAACATGACCTGCTCGATCTTATGGAATCTGGAAAAATTGACATGAGCCAGATGTACACAACCTGGTTGGCAGAAAAATACAGCGACGATATGCACGTTCTTGATATGCCGTTCTTATTTGAAGATCATGATCATGCTAGTCGTGTACTCGAAGGCGAAGTCGGAGAATACCTACTTGGATCTATCAAAGAAAAAAGTAATGTTCGGGGACTTGCTTTTACATATTCAGGTGGCTTCCGTTGTGTTCCATCATCAAAAGCAGTACGTACATTAGCTGATTTTGCCGGACTTTCAGTTCGTAGCAACAAGAATCCAATGGCCATGGAAACATTCCGCGCAATCGGAGCGAATCCAGTTGCGATGGAATTGGAAGAAATTAACTCAGGAGTCAATGATGGCATCGTAGTTGGTGGAGAAAGTGCTTTCCCCCGTATCTATCCATTAAACCAAAATGAGTTTAGTCAGGCAGTTATTGATACACAGCACAGTTTATTTTTAACATCAATTATCATCACTGACACCTTCTGGCAGAGCCTCGGCGAAGATCTACAAAAGATCATCAAAGAAGCCGCTGTCCGCGCAGGCAGAGCAGAACGAGTAGAATCTATCAAAGATGGCGAAAACGCAAAATCAAGATTGGTATCTGAAGGAAAAGAAGTTATTAGCCTGAGTCAGCAGGATCAACTTGAATTTAAACAACGCACCGAAACAGTTTACGAAAAGTTTGAAAATTTCTTTTCGCCGGGCTTAGTTTCGAAAATCCGTAATAGATAATATTTTTTATCTTTAAAAATAGGAAAAAGGACCAATGGTCCTTTTTCTTTTTACATCAGCGGAACCTCCAGTAAATAACTTTGAACTCTTATCGATTTACATGATTAAATTTGATCACACCACTTTTACACAAGATCCCGCAATGGGGTGGTATGAGATTGGCGGAAAAATCTATTGGGATAAAGCCAGCGCATTACTTGAAGGATCGAGATTGGGCTTTAAATACTCCGACCTACATTGGAATTTCAATGACGAAGTATTTGGTAAATTTAACTGGGGTGTCGAACCTCCAGGGGACATAAGATTATACTATCAGAATAGAGCGAAAGAACTACGAGAAAAATATGATTATATCATATTAAATTTTAGTGGAGGATCAGATTCTACAACGATACTTTACAGTTTTGTACAGGCAAATCTTTTCATTGACGAAATAATATATCGTCACCCCACGTCCGGGACAAAAAAATACCAATCCAGCAAACATTTTGGCGCCAGCAATGAATTCAGCGAATATGAATTTGCCGCGAAACCAATTTTAGATTGGTTTACTAAAATTAGCCCGACTACTAAAATCACCATACATGACTTTAGTACTGATATAATCGACAATAAAAATCTTCTCTGGGATGAAAATTATATCCATTGGATCGGTGACTACATCAGTCCTGGCTGTGTGGTAAGATACAATCACGCCTCTATATACGATCATCTCAAAGAATTTGATAAAGGAAAAAAAGTCGGCATTATTTTTGGATTGGACAAACCCAAGGTAATAGTCGAGGGCGGAAAGGTTTACACATATTTTATGGATAGACCGCTACACAACGCTGGACCGGCAATGGTACATAACGGGTTTACTAATACTCGTGCTGAAATGTTTTTTTGGAGCCCTGATGCCAGGGCAATGATCGCGAAACAGGCGCATCTAATAAAAAAATGGTTCGAATCCCCAACCAATCAAATGTTGAGATACATGCTGGATTACGAATGGCTACAGAGTCCATATAATAGAACAGCTTATGAATCTATTGCAAAAGCAATAATCTACCCCGATTACGATCTTAATATTTTTCAGTGTTATAAACCAGTGCGAGCAGTGTTTCATGAGTGGGATTATTGGCTCGATGATTTTAAAAACACCGAAGGATATAAAACTTTTATGCGAGGAATGATACATCTATACCGTAACATAGATCGATCCTTCTTGAGATCTTCGGGAATGTCGTTGGTCAATAATAAAAAAGTAGGAACTGCGCACGATGTATCGCTGAGCGACTGGGAATATAAACCTTGTATGTCTAATAGATATTTGATTGGTAATTTTGCGGATTAAAATTTAATTAAATAAAACTATGACTAAAAAATTAGAAGAATTACTGAATCTGCCATTGGCAGATTCTGAAGAAAATAATGCTCCTTCCCTGGTGGAACAACAACAGGAGATAATACAAGAAGTTGACACAGCGATTGATAAAATTGACGCTGCCTTACCAATGGTGCGAGAACTAGAAGCCGCAGACCATGAGATGGACGAGCTGGCCAGTCTGGCCGAAGAGAAATTTAAGGATCTCATGGATCTGGGCATGAATGTCGAACCACGTTACTCAGGAGTGATATTACAGACCGCATCAACTTTACTGGGACATGCCATTGCTGCCAAAACCGCAAAAATGGACAAAAAACTGCGAATGATACAGTTACAACTCAGTAAGGCTAGACTGGACTATCAAATCAATAAAGAATCTCCTGAGGATAATACTGTCGAAGGGCAGGGCATAGTGCTGGACCGCAACGAAATACTCAAGCAGATACTAGATTCCGCCCGGGATCAAAATAATAAATCCGCATAAATACTTGGAACAGGAACCTAACATGAAAGATTTCCAGACTTATTTTTATGAAGCCAACAAGCTCTTTGAATTCCGCGTGAAAATCGCTGACATAGAGCCCAGAGGCCCGGTGATGGAAGCCATCAAATTGGCTCTGGACGCCTATCAAATTGAAACTATCAGCAAAGTCAAGCGCATGCCTATACAGAATCATAGAGATTTTCCCAAAAATGGGCCTTGCGAATGCTACATGTTTGATGTCGCTGTGCGATATCCCACCATAGTTGAACAGATACGCCAACTCATCGTTGAGCGTGCTCGTATTCCCGGTGCGTCTGTATGCGTTTACACCAAAGCACAGATGGAACAAGAAGAAGCATTATCCGATGACATCACTGACGACAAAGAATCGATTCTTGAGCAACCGGAACTAAAAGCCGAATCGGCTCAGGATGCTGTCGGTGAGAAACGTCTGACATCGTTTTTAAAAGAATTAGAAACAACCAAACACGAAATTGCTGGCAAGGAAAAATCTGACGGCAAAACAACCAACGAACTCGAGCAAGGCACTATTAGCCCAGTGGGTTCAACTAAAATTACCAAACCCGAACCTAAGAGCTCGGCGAGATAAGGAAAAGACCGTGAACAGCATTTATTCTATACTTGATATCATCGCAAAGATTACTCCCAAGGACTCCACAAGAGCAGAAAAAGTTTCTGAACCAGTAGAAGCCAAAGGCAGTATCGTCGAAGGAGTAAACTCAGTCGAAGAACGTCTGAAGTCAAAATTACAAGAATTTAAATCAACGGTCAGCGAAGGCGAAGTCTGTGAGAAATGCGATTCTACACCTTGCCAATGCGAATCTGTTGAAGAAGGTAGAGAAGATGTTCCAACAGTATTCAGAGATCGTGCTGGACAGCCACGTCTCACTATGAAAGACATCAAAAAACCACAGATCTATCAATACCGTGTTGGCGAAAAAGAATTTATGAGTCAAGGTGCCGCTGAAGAATTTGCCGCTGGCACCGGACAGCAAGTAGAAAAGATAGAAGAAGCCGACATGGAAGAAGGCAACGAATTTTCTGGTGCGCTGGCCAAAGCCAAAGCCAGTGGTGCAAAAGAATTTGAAGTTGATGGCAAGAAATATCAAGTCAAAGAAGACTGGATGGACTTTCAAGCCAAGAAAGATCTTTATAAAAAACAAGGTGCCGATGTTGACGGACGCGATGATGATTACGTAGTGACGTTTTCAGATGGCACACGCAAGCGTTATCAAGAAAAAGATGGTCGCAGGATCGTTACTTCTCTTGAGCCTGTCGACAAAGGTGAACCCACTGATGACGAAGGCAATATCGTTAAAAGAGGCCGCGGAAGACCAAAAGGCGCCAAACGTGCTTTGGGAGCTAAAGGTCCTACAGGACGTAGCAAATTATTAAAGATGGGCGAAGATGTTTCAAACCTTGAGCGCAGTCTCACCGAAGATCATGCTTTGAGAGAAGAAGTGTTCAATCACATTCTAGGCCGATTCCCATTTGAAGTTAAACAATTTCGC